TTACTTCTTCGCCTCTGCAACCACTTTACTACCCACGCCGCGGTTATTGTATTCCCACATGCGGTTGTAGTTAGTGTCATTCAGATTGCGCTGTATTTCGTCGTTATCATCTACGCTGCCGGTATTACCCGCAAACGGACGATTAGAGATCACCGCATCGGCCCACGGTTTAGCCGTGTTAAAACCTTCGTTGATGGCGCTATCACGGATCACCACCTGACCGTTGGTATTGGCATCAACATCCAGCGAGCGGCCCAGTTGCGCCACACCATCACCGAAAGCATTGAAACGGCTGTTTACGGCGAGGAAACCGTAGTAAATGTTGGACAGCGTAGCCGGTGCAAACACATACGCTTCTTGCTGAGTACGTGAGTTCACCACGCGGAATTCGGTGTTATCGAACACCACTGCGCCGCGACCAGAAACGATATCCACATCCCCTTCAATGTAGCTGTTGGTCACCAGCGTACGCGGCTGACGGTTGGTTTCCAGACGGTTCTGCACACCGCTGTTGGTGACAAAGAAGGTGTTCTGACGACCGAGAATGTTAACGTTGTTAATCTGTACCTGGTCACCATCAGTACGCAGTGCCACCGCCGGATGGTTACCTGCATCTACGCTATCGCCCAGCGTGTTTTCGATGGTCAGATTTTGCAGTTGCAGGCCATTGTTTTGTGACCAGAAGACCGCAGAGCAGAGAACACCGATACTGTCGCTGCGTTTGCTCTGGCAGCTATCGTACATATACCACGCTGGTTTACCTGGCATATATTTGCCGCGCGGGTTGACGTCGTGACGCCAGTCGGCAGGGCTCATGCCACCATCAAGGGAAAGCCCAATCTTCACATCAATCGGTTTTTCACCTGTACCGTACAGAGTAATTCCACCCGGAGCGGCAGGGACATATACCGTTCCCTGATACTCACCAGGCATCACGGCAATATACTGGCGCTTGTTGGTACGCTTGATAATTGCCGCATCTACCGCCGCCTGAATCGTGGTATGCGTTACACCTTGAGTGCCCGCCGGGCCGACAACAAAGTCAGGTTGCGCAGGCAGGGTAATCGGGGAAGGATTCCACGCTGCAGCACCTGGTGTCAGGGATGCAAAATAGTGTTGAGCATCGAAATTCTGCGCTTCTTTTGCCGACAGAATCGGGCGAGAAGAGGTACCAGGCGCGGTTTGATCAGAAGGACGTTGATCGGGCGGGGTTGAGCTACAGGCGGTCAGCGTCACGCCAAAAGCCAATGCCAGCGCCAGACGGGAAACTGAAAATGTGTTCACAGGTTGCTCCGGGCTATGAAATAGAAAAATGAATCCGTTGAAGCCTGCTTTTTTATACTAAGTTGGCATTATAAAAAAGCATTGCTTATCAATTTGTTGCAACGAACAGGTCACTATCAGTCAAAATAAAATCATTATTTGATTTCAATTTTGTCCCACTCCCTGCCTCTGTCATCACGATACTGTGATGCCATGGTGTCCGACTTATGCCCGAGAAGATGTTGAGCAAACTTATCGCTTATCTGCTTCTCATAGAGTCTTGCAGACAAACTGCGCAACTCGTGAAAGGTAGGCGGATCCCCTTCGAAGGAAAGACCTGATGCTTTTCGTGCGCGCATAAAATACCTTGATACTGTGCCGGATGAAAGCGGTTCGCGACGAGTAGATGCAATTATGGTTTCTCCGCCAAGAATCTCTTTGCATTTATCAAGTGTTTCCTTCATTGATATTCCGAGAGCATCAACATGCAATGCTGTTGGGATGGCAATTTTTACGCCTGTTTTGCTTTGCTCGACATAAAGATATCCATCTACGATATCAGACCACTTCATTTCGCATAAATCACCAACTCGTTGCCCGGTAACAACAGCCAGTTCCATTGCAAGTCTGAGCCAACATGGTGATGATTCTGCTGCTTGATAAATTTTCAGGTATTCGTCAGCCGTAAGTCTTGATCTCCTTACCTCTGATTTTGCTGCGCGAGTGGCAGCGACAGGGTTTGTTGTTATATGGCCTTCAGCTATTGCCTCTCGGAATGCATCGCTCAGTGTTGATCTGATTAACTTGGCTGACGCCGCCTTGCCCTCGTCTATGTATCCATTGAGCATTGCCGCAATTTCTTTTGTGGTGATGTCTTCAAGTGGAGCATCAGGCAGACCCCTCCTTATTGCTTTAATTTTGCTCATGTAATTTATGAGTGTCTTCTGCTTGATTCCTCTGCTGGCCAGGATTTTTTCGTAGCGATCAAGCCATGAATGTAACGTAACGGAATTATCACTGTTGATTCTCGCTGTCAGAGGCTTGTGTTTGTGTCCTGAAAATAACTCAATGTTGGCCTGTATAGCTTCAGTGATTGCGATTCGCCTGTCTCGGCCTAATCCAAACTCTTTACCCGTCCTTGGGTCCCTGTAGCAGTAATATCCATTGTTTCTTATATAAAGGTTAGGGGGTAAATCCCGGCGCTCATGACTTCGCCTTCTTCCCATTTCTGATCCTCTTCAAAAGGCTACCTGTTACTGGTCGATTTAAGTCAACCTTTACCGCTGATTCGTGGAACAGATATTCTCTTCCATCCTTAACCGGAGGAGGGAATATCCTGCATTCGCGCACCCATCGACGAACTGTTTCAAGGCTTCTTGGGCGTCGCTGGCGAGCGTTCCACTCCTGAAGTGTCAAGTACATCGCAAAGTCTCCGCAATTACACGCAAGAAAAAACCGCCATCAGGCGGCTTGGTGTTCTTTCAGTTCTTCAATTCGAATATTGGTTACGTCTGCATGTGCTATCTGCGCCCACAGCATCCAGTGGTCATAGCAGTCGCTGATGTTCTCGGCTTCGATAACTCTGTTGAATGGTTCTCCATTCCATTCACCTGTGACTCGGAAGTGCATTTATCATCCCCATAAAACAAACCCCGCCGTAGCGAGTTCAGATAAAAGAAATCCTCGTCAGTGCGAGGATGCTGTTCATTGCTGCTATACACTTTTTTGCTCTCAACGTAAGCGGTAGCCCATTCTGTTGGGTTGGTGCAGTTGCTTTTAGGAAATGCTATTTACCCCTTAAATGTCGGCTGAAAGAGCTAAAATCCATGCAAAAAATTTACGCAATTTTGTGTATTATTGTGCAGTAAGTAATGAGCTATTTTCTGCGCAAAAAATGGATGGTAAATTTGTCCGGGTCAGGAAAAATTTTATGGGCGCTAAACATGAAAAAAGATTCGTATCCTTATTTGATTTGCATGACAGTTTCAGGGCTGATCTTTATTTTCCTTTTCTTCTGGTGGCGGGCAGATATCTACAGGGTCACGTTTCTTAATCAGAGTATATCCCACTATTACATTCTGTTTAGCATGGGAATAGCTTTTCTGTTATCTCTGTTTTGGGTTAAGAAGGGGATAGTAAAACAAAGCGGCTGGAAGAGTCTGTCAGCATACCTTAAGGTTTATGCAGGGATGTGCATATTTGCTGGATTTTTTCTGATTATACCCCTTACGACACTAACTTATTTTTTGCCTGGAGAGACATCGTCTTATGTTGCACCGTATCGGTATACTTCCGGTAGTTCAAAAAGTTGTTCTGGAGCTGAGGTGGATGACCCCGATCTACATGAGAATATTCGCATTTGCTATCCGTATGGCAATTATGAGTACGATAATATTATCTATGTTGAAAAGAAAATTAATATATTAGGTGCGGTAGTGACATATGCACAGACCGCGCGTGATGATACTGAATGATATAGTATATAGCGGGCAAGTTTTAGTTAATTTATCGAGGTAATATAATTTACCTCGACTCGTTTGTTCTGGTATTAATATTTCGCTTTACGACCGATTTTTATCTGATGATATCATGCGGTTTTCATATACTGACTTACTGTCTTTTCTCCGTTAGCGATTTTCTCCTGCTCAGCGATGATTTTATCTTTGGCTTCTAGTTAATTTCGCTCACTTCGAACCTCTCTGTTTACTGATAAGCTCCAGATCTTGCTGGCAACTGGCACAAGTCCGACAACCCTGAACGGCCAGTCGTCTTCGTTCATCTATCGGATCGCCACACTCACAACAATGAGTGGCAGATATAGCCTGGTGGTTCAGGCGGCGCATTTTTATTGCTGTGTTGCGCTGTAATTCTTCAATTTCTGATGCTGAATCAATTATGTCTGCCATCTTTCATTAATCCCTGAATTGTTGGTTAATACGCTTGAGGGTGAATGCGAATAATAAAAAAGGAGCCTGTAGCTCCCTGATGATTTTGCTTTTCATGTTCACCGTTCCTTAAAGACGCCGTTCAACATGCCGATCGCCAGGCTTAAATGAGTCGGTGTGAATCCCATCAGCGTTACCGTTTCGCGGTGCTTCTTTAGTACGCTACGGCAAATGTCATCGACGTTTTTATCCGGAAACTGCTGTCTGGCTTTTTTGATTTCAGAATTAGCCTGACGGGCAATGCTGCGAAGGGCGTTTTCTTGCTGAGGTGTCATTGAACAAGCCCCATGTCGGCAAGCATAAGCACACAGAATATGAAGCCCGCTGCCAGAAAAATGCATTCAGTGGTTGTCATACCTGGTCTCTCTCATCTGCTTCTGCTTTCGCCACCATCATTTCCAGCTTTTGTGAAAGGGATGCGGCTAACGTATGAAATTCTTCGTCTGTTTCTACTGGTATTGGCACAAACCTGACTCCAATTTGAGCGAGGCTATGTGCCATCTCGATACTCGTTCTTAACTCAACGGGAGATGCTTTGTGCATACAGCTCCCCGTTTATTATTTATCTCCTCAGCCAGCCGCTGTGCTTTCAGGGGATTTCTGATAACAGAAAGGCCGGGAAATACCCAGCCTCGCTTTGTAACGGAGTAGACGAAAGTGATCGCACCTACCCGGATATTATCGTGAGGATGCTTCATCGCCATTGCTCCCCAAATACAAAACCAATTTCAGCCAGTGCCTCGTCCATTTTTTCGATGAACTCCGGCACCATCTCGTCAAAACTCGCCATGTACTTTTCATCCCGCTCAACCACGACATAATGCAGGCCTTCACGCTTCATACGCGGGTCATAGTTGGCAAAGTACCAGGCATCTTTTCGCGTCACCCACATGCTGTACTGCACCTGGGCCATGTAAGCCGACTTTATGGCCTCGAAACCACCGAGCCGGAACTTCATGAAATCCCGGGAGGTAAACGGGCATTTCAGCTCAAGGCCATTGCCGTCACTGCATAAACCATCGGGAGAGCAGGCGGTACGCATACTTTCGTCGCGATAGATGATCGGGGATTCAGTAACATTCACGCCGGAAGTGAATTCAAACAGAGTTCTGGCGTCGTTCTCGTACTGTTTTCCCCATGCCAGCGCCTTAGCATTAACTTCCGGAGCCACACCGGTGCAAACCTCAGCCAGCAGGGTGTGGAAGTAGGACATTTTCATGTCAGGCCACTTTTTTCCGGAGCGGGGTTTTGCTATCACATTGTGAACTTCTGAAGCGGTGATGACGCCGAGCCGTAATTTGTGCCACGCATCATCCCCCTGTTCGACAGCTCTCACGTCGATTCCGGTACGCTGCAGGATAATGTCCGGTGTCATGCAGCCACCTTCTGCTCAGTGGCTTTCTGTTTCAGGAATCCAAGAGCTTTCACTGCTTCGGCCTGTGTCAGTTCTGACGATGCGCGAATGTCGCGGCGAAATATCTGGGAACAGAGCGGCAATAAGTCGTCATCCCATGTTTTATCCAGGGCAATCAGCAGAGTGTTAATCTCCTGCATGGTTTCATCGTTAACCGGAGTGATGTCGCGTTCCGGCTGACGTTCTGCAGTGTATGCGGTATTTTCGACAATGCGCTCGGCTTCATCCTTGTCATAGATACCCGCAAATCCGAAGGCGAGACGGGCACACTGAATCATGGCTTTATGCCGTAACATCCGTTTGGGATGCGACTGCCACGGTCCGGTGATTTCTCTGCCTTCGCGGGTTTTGAATGGTTCGCGGCGGCATTCATCCATCCACTCGGTAACGCAGATCGGATGATTGCGGTCCTTGCGGTAAATCCGGCATGTGCAGGATTCATTGTCCTGCTCAAAGTCCATGCCATCAAACTGCTGGTTTTCATTGATGATACGGGACCAGCCATCAACGCCCACCACCGGAACGATGCCGTTCTGCTTGTCAGGGAAGGCGTAAATTTCTTTCGTCCACGGATTAAGGCCGTACTGGTTGGCGACGATCAGCAATGCGATGAACTGCGCATCGCTGGCATCACCTTTAAATGCCGTCTGGCGAAGAGTGGTGATCAGTTCCTGTGGGTCGACAGAATCCATGCCGACGCGTTCAGCCAGCTTCCCAGCCAGCGTTGCGAGTGCTGTACTCATCCGTTTTATACCTCTGAATCAATATCAACCTGGTGGTGAGCAATGGTTTCAACCATGTACCGGATGTGTTCTGCCATGCGCTCCTGAAACTCAACATCGTCATCAAACGCACGGGTAATGGCTTTTTTGCTGGCCCCGTGGCGTTGTAAATGATCGATGCAGAGTGATTCAAACAGGTGCTGGGGCAGACCTTTTTCCATGTCGTCTGCCAGTTCTGCCTCTTTCTCTTCACGGGCGATCTGCTGGTAGTGACGCGTCCAGCTCTGAGCCTCAAGACGATCCTGAATGTAATAAGCGTTCATGGCTGAACTCCTGAAATAGCTGTGAAAATATCGCCCGCGAAATGCCGGGCTGATTAGGAAAACAGGAAAGGGGGTTAGTGAATGCTTTTGCTTGATCTCAGTTTCAGTATTAATATCCATTTTTTATAAGCGTCGACGGCCTCACGAAACATCTTTTCATCGCCAATAAAAGTGGCGATAGTGAATTTAGTCTGGATAGCCATAAGTGTTTGATCCATTTTTTGGGACTCCTGGCTGATTAAGTATGTCGATAAGGCGTTTCCATCCGTCACGTAATTTACGGGTGATTCGTTCAAGTAAAGATTCGGAAGGGCAGCCAGCAACAGGCCACCCTGCAATGGCATATTGCATGGTGTGCTCCTTATTTATACATAACGAAAAACGCCTCGAGTGAAGCGTTATTGGTATGCGGTAACGCCGCGCTCAGGCGGCTTTGATAGTCATATCATCTGAATCAAATATTCCTGATGTATCGATATCGGTAATTCTTATTCCTTCGCTACCATCCATTGGAGGCCATCCTTCCTGACCATTTCCATCATTCCAGTCGAACTCACACACAACACCATATGCATTTAAGTCGCTTGAAATTGCTATAAGCAGAGCATGTTGCGCCAGCATGATTAATACAGCATTTAATACAGAGCCGTGTTTATTGAGTCGGTATTCAGAGTCTGACCAGAAATTATTAATCTGGTGAAGTTTTTCCTCTGTCATTACGTCATGGTCGATTTCAATTTCTATTGATGCTTTCCAGTCGTAATCAATGATATATTTTTTGATGTTTGACATCTATTCATATCCTCACAGATAAAAAATCGCCCTCACATTGGAGGGCAAAGAAGATTTCCAATAATCAGAACAAGTCGGCTCCTGTTTAGTTACGAGCGACATTGCTCAGTGTATTCACTCGTTGGAATGAATACACAGTGCAGTGTTTATTAGTATGCCTGTCTTTTAACCACATCAGGCTCGGTGGTTCTCGTGTACCCCTACAGCGAGAAATCGGATAAACTCTATTCACCCCTACAGAGAGCAAAAGAGAAACGCCGATGAACAACTCATGGTGGCAGGAACTAATGCATTTTTTCCTGCAAGGAATGACACTTAAACAGTTGATTCATATGCTAATCATCCTGATCATATTGATTATTGTTATGCCTGTAAGCGTAAAAGAATGGATAAACCTGCATAATCCAGAAATCCTTCCTCATTACTGGATGTATTACATCCTGTTGTTTTGCGTTAGCTATGTGCTTAACGGCGTTGTTAATTCCGCTTATCACGCTGTGACTGAAAGAATTGAGATATTCGCTGCTCAGAAGCGCAAATCTAAAGAAGAGAAATACGTGCAAGATTTGTTTGATTCGTTAACTCTTGGAGAAAGAGCGTATTTGGCATTCGCTGTAGCCGCTAATAACCAGCTAAAGACAGAAAAGGGAAGCCCTGAAGCAATCTCATTGCTCGAAAAAGGGCTTCTTATTCGGGTACCTTCTGCTACTGGATATCCTGAAATCGACCGTTTTGTTATCCCGGAACGCTATAGAAATGAGTGCTACATTAGGTTTGCTGGGAAGAAAGACAGTCTTATGGATGAACTTATCGCTCAGGATAAGCATGGCAAAAACAAGTAATTAGCAAATTAATTTATCATCTCGCCGTCAGTTGTTTTGATTTCCGGTAGCCTGCCGCGTAAATGGCTACGTTTGGCAGGCAAATACTTCCACTGCATTCATCTGCCTTCTTGCAGCGAAGGCTTCCGAGTGATGCTGCTTTGTCTGCTCTGACGCAACCAGAGAGCTTTAGCGCAATTTTTCGCGCCAGTCGCTGTTCTTGCATTGCCTGCTCACGTTGAGCCTGTCTGCGTGCTCTGCGGCGATTTCTGGCGTTATTGTCAGCCAGATATGTAATGACTACTGCCATGTTGACCTCCGATGATTAACTTTGGCGGTGACGCGCCGGGTGCTTATCTTCCGGTTGCCGTCGTGCAGCTGCACTTCACGTCACCCCAAAGCCAACTACTCTTTGGTTCCCGCATTTCGGCGGGACAATCCCATCAATGTTAAAGAGCCTGCCAATCTGTTCCGTTTGGCTACCAGCGTCCTGCCGATGACTTAAATTTAAGATTTCTTTAACTATTGGTCAAGAGTGTTTTTGAAGAAAACTTAAATTTTGTTGCGAAGCTTAAGTTTTGCTTTGATTTTTAAAGGAAAGAAAAAAAGGGGCGAATGCCCCTTATGGAAGGTTTGCTATTTTTGCATCGACAACTACACCGATGATTTTGCAGTTCCCGTTGATCTCAATCATCGGATATTGTGGGTTAAGTGGTTTTAGAAACCTTCTGCCAGCATCAATAACTAACTTCTTGAAAGTTGCCTCGTTTTCTCCTTCGAGCTTTGCCACTACCAGCTTCCCATTACGAGGTTCTACTTCAGGATCGACTAGTATTATCATCCCTTCCGGGATGCTAAGCCCGGCTGGAGCCGTCATCGAATCACCCTTTACGTCCAGCCAAAACGAATCTTCTGAACAATCTACGGTTGTATCGTACCAGTTATCTATTGCACGCTTATGATATGGCTCTACAGCTTCCATCCAACATCCTGCGCTTACCCAACTAATTAGAGGATACGAACCTCTTGGATCATGCCTGCTGTGATAGGCAATGTTTGAAAGACTATCTTCTCCTTTCAACAAGTAATCAGGGGAGCACTGTAAAGCCTTGGCTAAAGCCAATAGGTTTTCGCCATTGGGCTCAGTTTCAGAACGCTCCCATTGGGAAATAGCAACATTAGACACGCCAACCATCTTGCCGAGGGCAGCCTGCCTAATCTTAAGTTCTTTTCTGCGAGCGCGAATACGCTCACCCATCAGTTGTGTATTCATAGTTAAGACATCTTAAATAAACTTGACTTAAGATTCCTTTGATAGATAATTTAAGTGTTCTTTAATTTCGGGGCGAGTCTATGTACAAGAAAGATGTTATCGACCACTTCGGAACCCAGCGTGCGGTAGCTAAAGCGTTAGGCATTAGCGATGCAGCAGTCTCTCAGTGGAAGGAAGTCATCCCAGAGAAAGACGCCTATCGACTGGAAGTCGTTACAGCTGGCGCCCTGAAGTATCAAGAAAGTGCTTATCGCAAAGCGGCATAAGCAAATTGCTCTTTAACAGTCATGGTCCTTATTCCCGCCGAAATGCGGGAATACAACGCGCATCAGTTGGTGCGTATAACTTCTTATTTGTTAAGGAAATACTTACATATGCAACTTACAAGTACTCGCAAGAAAGCGAATGCAATCACAAGCAACATCCTGAATCGAATTGCTGTACGTGGTCAGCGAAAGGTTGCTGATGCATTAGGGATTAATGAATCGCAAATTTCGCGATGGAAAGACAGCTTTATCCCAAAGATGGCCATGCTTCTGGCTGTGCTGGAGTGGGGTGTTGAAGACGAGGAATTAGCAAAGCTAGCAAAGAAAGTAGCCATGGTGCTGACAAAAGAAAAGCCTCAAGACTGCTGCAACAGTTTTGAGGCCTGATGTAGAAAGACTGGATCAATCCACAGGAGTCATTATGACAAATACAGCAAAAATACTCAACTTGAACCGCCCCGGGAATCCTGGAGACTAAACTTCCTGAGAAAGAGGTAAACAGGATGACTAAAAATACTCGTTTTTCCCCCGAAGTCCGTCAACGGGCAGTCCGTATGGTTCTGGAAAGTCAGGGCGAATATGACTCACAATGGGCGACAATTTGTTCCATTGCTCCAAAGACTGGCTGTACGCCGGAGACTCTGCGTGTCTGGGTTCGCCAGCATGAGCGGGATACCGGGGGCGGTGATGGAGGGCTCACCACCGCTGAACGTCAGCGTCTGAAAGAGCTGGAGCGTGAAAATCGTGAACTGCGCCGCAGTAACGATATTCTTCGCCAGGCTTCCGCTTATTTTGCGAAGGCGGAGTTCGACCGCCTCTGGAAAAAATGATGCCACTGCTGGATAAGCTGCGTGAGCAGTACGGGGTCGGACCGCTATGCAGCGAACTGCATATTGCCCCGTCAACGTATTACCACTGTCAGCAACAGCGACATCATCCGGATAAACGCAGTGCCCGTGCGCAGCGCGATAACTGGCTGAAGAAAGAGATACAGCGCGTATACGATGAAAATCACAAGGTATACGGTGTGCGTAAAGTCTGGCGTCAGTTGTTACGGGAAGGTATCAGAGTGGCCAGATGCACTGTGGCACGTCTCATGGCGGTTATGGGACTTGCCGGTGTTCTCCGGGGTAAAAAGGTCCGTACGACCATCAGCCGGAAAGCCGTTGCCGCAGGCGACCGCGTAAACCGTCAGTTCGTGGCAGAACGACCTGACCAGCTGTGGGTGGCTGATTTTACTTACGTCAGCACATGGCGGGGCTTCGTCTATGTGGCGTTCATCATTGATGTGTTTGCCGGATACATCGTGGGGTGGCGGGTCTCATCGTCCATGGAAACGACATTCGTGCTGGATGCACTGGAGCAGGCGTTATGGGCCCGTCGACCGTCCGGCACGGTCCATCACAGTGATAAAGGTTCTCAGTATGTATCGCTGGCCTACACACAGCGGCTTAAGGAAGCCGGATTACTGGCATCAACAGGAAGTACAGGCGACTCGTATGACAACGCGATGGCGGAGAGCATCAATGGTCTTTACAAAGCGGAGGTAATACACCGTAAGAGCTGGAAAAACCGTGCAGAAGTAGAACTGGCCACACTCACGTGGGTGGACTGGTATAACAATCGACGATTGCTGGAAAGGCTGGGCCATACTCCTCCGGCAGAAGCAGAAAAAGCTTATTATGCTTCCATCGGAAACGATGAT